TGTGGTACTTCATCATCATTAAAGTCATACTCTAAATTAAATGTTGAAGATACTGTTCCATTAGGTTCGTAGTTCCAAAGTATCCTTTGAAAACTTTTTCTAATACCCGGGTCTCCCATAGTCATGTCTGGTGACCTATAAAAAGCTAGTATGTTAGTAGTTGTACTAGCTTGTGTATATACATTTCCCGATTCATTTAAATAAATATAACCATCATAACCACCTGTTATAATTGTTTCTAAGCCACTTATAAAACCTGAATCTGTACTAGATACTTTTAAACCTTTTAAATCCCCATACTCAAAACCTATTTCACCACTATTAGGATTAGCTTTAATTGTAGCTACAATACCTTTAGCAGAAGCTTCTGGTTGTCCTAATGATGTAGGATAAAATAATCTATATTGAGACTTTCCTCTAATAATGTAAGAACTAATATTATGAGTTGTTATGTCTGCAATTCTTGTTTGTATTTGTTTTGATACAGTACCTAATTCTATATCATCAATTCTATCTGTACCTGCAATAGTTCTTAAGCCATCAGGTGCTAAGAATATAATATCACCTGCAAATTCTTGTATACTACCACCATCAATACAACCAATTTTTCTTGTGACTGCCTGTATCGCAAAGTCACTTGAACTTGTACCTGTTAATTTAAATATTTTATCTTTACCAAATATAAATAAAGTATCACGAAAAGTTTTAATACCTACAATTTCTGTATCAACTTTAATTGTTCCTCCACCATTTCCTATTGTAAAGTCATTGGTTAAGGAAGGTCCCATAAAACTAATACTTTGTTTATTACTTGCATCTCCTGCAAAAAATATATGGTTTTTAAATACTTCTACAAATTTAAAATTAGCAGTACCTGTTGCATTAACAACACTATTACTAAAAGAACTATTTAATATTTGTGGACTAGAAGTTCCTGTAGTAATAACAATTTTATCTGTACCATCAAAGTTAAATTCTCTAAATTCATAATCTCTAGTAGGTGTTCCTAAACTTGTTATAGTAGATGTCCAACTTCCTGTGCCTGTTGCTGCTCTATGTATACTTCCACCCCTTGCTGCTAATACTACATTATTAAAAATAGCAGACATAACAACTCTTTCTGAAGATGCTGCTACTTGAGGTACAATATTAGTATTATACTTTGTAGTACCTAATATTTTTTTATAACCACCCTCAATGTCAGGTTCAAAGTTACTTAACTGTAAAGCTTCTCCCGGTGACATAGAAAATACATCTTTATTAAGTATTAATCCTCCGCCTAAACTTACTACTGAAGGTTGTGTAGCTGCCATCTATGCTGTCAGTATTGCTGTATTACTAGTTGTTCTACTTGCAGAATTAAGATTTACTCTTGTATCTTTCATGTAGTCAATGTGATTGTGCATTTCACTTCTAATTCTTCTTACCCCTGCTTCATATTCTGCATTAGATATATTAGCCATAGGTACATCATTTCTTAATTTATATAAATAGTATTTTGCTCTGTTAACTACTACGTCAGCATAAATATCTGGTAAATCCATAGTGTCACCATAGGCAGATAATTCTACATGAGTTTTATAATATTCAAAAAATACAGTATAGTCATCTGCATTAGGTATTGGTGATAGTCCAAAACTTTCATGGTCTGGAGTTCTGTATACGTATAAAGGTTTTCCATATTGTGAATCATCTGCTGCTACATCACTTCTAAATGGACCTTGTAAAAAACCATCATAAGACATGGGTTTTAATTTAATAGCTTCTTCACTTCTTTTAACCCTAACATAATCAACATCCATGTTTGTTGCAGTACTTGTGTTATTAATAGTAATAAAAGTTGTTGCTGTTGTTGCTGTAAAGGTTGTTGATAATACTTCTCCATTACCAAAATCTGTTACTGTTAATGTTGTATTTACATTTTGTGTACCTTCTGCTGCAGTACCTACTTGAATTTTAAATGCTTGTCCTGTTGAGTTAGTATCAAATGCTCTAACTGTAATTTTATATTCTTTACCTACTGTAGTTGATATAGATTGATATGCTGCGTAATCATTTAATCTTAATCTACCATTACCTGTAGCATTATAAGCTGCACTACCATCTCCTGCAATAGTTGTCCAATTGTTTATATTAGAAGTAAATTCTCCATTAATAATTAAATTTGTTGGGGATAATCTAAAAGAATCAAAGTTTGCTTTTCTAAAAGCTGCAGGGAAATCATATTCTTGTTGCCCTGTAAAAGTTACCTGTGTACCATCAATATGAAGCCATGGCCATTCTACTTCTGCCATATATAAATCATTAATAGCTTTGTTAATAAAGTTTTTAGTAGATGTTTGTACGCCTCTACTTGAAGTAAAGTTAGAACTTGTAAGTTCCACCTCATTCAATTCATTTAAGACAAAGTTAGTTAATTGTAAATATGTTTTAGTTGTCGCCATTATGCTCCCAATTCTTGTTTACTTAGTTTGTTAAATTCATCTAGTGTCATACATTTATATAAATATTTTTGTATACCTAATCTTTTAAATTGTTCTTCTACACTAGATGTAAAAAATTCTTTTTCTTTTTCCAATACTGCATTACAAGATTCTAGATTTAAAAAAGAATCAAATGCAAACCTATATGTATCTGGTTTTGTGTTACCTTCAAATAATATGATTAGGGCAATTATAAATTTCATTGTATAAGAGAGGGGAATTAACCCCCTCCCTATTCATTTACAAATTATGCAAATGTTGACTTTTGTGCTTCTGAATCACCTTCGCCATCGATATCGCATAGGACAGCAAAAACACGAATTTTAGCGTCAATTACTCCCGTTGCGACTACTAGGTCGATTGTGTCAGCAGTAGCATATACTCTAAATCCAATGGATGTTGTACCCATTGAACTTGCACCTGCTTGTGCTCGGGTTACCCCTAAGCCTACTGCAGCTACTGTTTGTGCTGTTACAAACGCATCTACGTCTGCTCCATCACCAAGAGATAAAGTCCCTGTATTACCCGCACCATCTGCTGTTAAGATATCAAAACCTGCATACAAACATAATGTGTTTGCAGGTACTTCAATTACTTGAATAACATCTGCTGAAGTGTGTGTAGTAGATGAAAAATCTACTATTTGTGATACTAACTTTACTGGCTTACCTACTGGTAGACCAGAAGAAGCTAGGCCTGTTATTGCTTGTGTTGCCATTTAATCATTTCCTCCTATTAGTCTATTAGTAAGTGAGAAAGAACAAGACCTTCTGGTCTTAGAACCTTTCTACCAAATACATGAAGACCTCTAACTACATCAGAAAAAGTTTCAGGATGTCTGATAACTTCAATCTTTGCGATGTGATTAGCGGTTGCTGTAGATGACATATGCCCACCCAATACTTTGTAGAAGTTCGAAGTAGAACTTGCTGCAAAATTGTTTGTCATATATATATCCATGTTCATAATCTTACCGGAAAGTACTTTACCATTTCTTAATGGTGTAGCATTACCTGTAGTATCACTCATTAGCTTAGATGAAGCTTGGCCTAGTTGTTCCACAAATTCTGGACCTGCTAAGAACCATCTGTTCTCTTCAGGTACATCAGATACGTTTAACAATCTGTTAAACTTAGAGATTGTGTCTACTGGGTCAATTTCACTTGAGCCAAAACCAACATCTTGGTCTTGTCCACTACCAGAATCTGCTCCTAGTAAGTGGTCAGGGCCAGATGAACTGACTCCTGCTACCATTGCTGCTATTACGTTCTTGTCATAAGCGTTCTTAAGTGCATAAGCACCAGAAGAAGTTGCAACACTTTCAAAGTTAACATGGGAATGTCTTTCCTCAATGTCATCAACTTTAAAAGAGAATGCGTTTGCTTGGTCGACAGTCAATTGGATTTGGTCATCGGTGATGTCTTGTGCATCAACAACCGCTCCTCTTGAATACGCACTAACAGAAATAGTAGGTTCTTTTATGATGTTTACTGTGTCTCCATAAGCTTCAATCTCACCTGCATAATCAGTATTAGTAATTGCTTCTATTACTGATGCGGTACGAAAGAACTTTTGGACTTTTTGGGAATAGATAATCGGGCTAAAGTTTCCGTTAGCGAGATTATTATTACCTGATACTCTATCAAAAGCCATCTTTGTTTCTCCTATTATTTATTAGTTATTATTAAAATTGATATGAGTTAACTGTTTATACGATGCGACCTTCTCTATGAGCCTTGTCAATTTCAGTTTCAAACTTAGTATACTCTTCTGGTTTCATTTTTTTAATAGCTGACCATGTCCATTGCTTTTTATCAGTTGGTGTTTCAGATGTTTTAGTTTTAGAAACAGCTTTAGCCGCTTCTTTATTTACATCAAGATTCACCTTCTTAGTAGAAAGCCCTCTATCATACTTATACAAATCAATTGCACGAGCAGCAGAAGTTGGATTGTCGCTATTATCATATAGCCAAGATTGTACAGTACTATCCTGAACAGAAGCCCAATCGTGAAAGTCTCCGCTTTCGCGAATATCTTTAAAGTCTGGGTGTTTCTTTGCAAGTTCTACTTCGGCTCTATCTCTTGAAAGTCTTGCTTGTTGTTTTTTTACATCCAACAATTGTTCTTCCATTTCTAGTTTAGTTTTGAGAGTAGCCTCTGTAGTTAATTGCATTACAGAATCGTACATATCAGGATAATCTTTTCTCCACTCTTCTAAATCTTCTTTAGATTTAAAAATAGGTTGAGAAGAAATTACTTCCTTTTCTTTTTTAAGTTTAAAAACCTCATCTTTATGCTTAGATAATGTCTCATCATAATGCCTCTTTAAATCGTCATATCGCTTCTTAAAGGCGGCATCTTCTACTCCAACAGGGGGAGATTCATCAGGTTTCTTCTCGTCAGTTTTTTCCTTTGATTCTTCAGTAGCTGTTGTTTCGTCTTCCTTATCCATAATATTCCTACTCGGATGTTTATACGGATTTGGAGTTGCGAGTTCCTCTGTTGCTTGAGAATTTTGTTCTTCTACAACAGTAGAGTTCTGTTCGTCTTTTTCCATTTATCCTCCTTCGGGGTGCAGTTGGAATCTGGTCGCCCCTAATTTGCAGGGCCGTTATTGAACGGGTGGCTGCATCATACCCTCACCTGTCATAGGTGGTGGGTTTTCTCCTTGCGGTGAAACTTGTTGTGGTTGTGACTCTGGTTGAGGTTGTGGTTGTGGAATTTTAGTTTCCATTACTACTCCAAATTCTGGACCAAATACTTTAGACATAAAGTCTCTAAATTGTGGTACATTTAATTGTGTAATTAATTGCATTTCTTCTCCACTTAAATTTTGTAAATTTGCTTCTACTTCATTTGAAATTAAATCCATAACAGCACCTTGTTCAGAAGCATTTTCAGATGCAGGTGCTCTGTCAACAACATCTGGGCCCATTACGCCTTGCCTTTCATCGTTCATTTTTTGTTCTGCCATTACTTGTTCTGCCATTGTTTATTTACTCCTAATTTATTTAAATTATAATCACTAACAAAGTTTCCTATTACCCAACATAATGATTCTCCTATACTTGCATACACTCTACCTAATACATCAAACTTTCCTTGATTTAATCTCCATGCAATATCATTTGCTCTATGTTGTGCTATATGTTTCCATAGTTTTCTATACATTTTATATTTTTGTATATGTTTAACTGTCGGTATAGCCCATGCTAGATATCCTTTAACATGTGTTTTACTTAAATGTTTAAATGTAAATTGTGTATCTCTTATCCAATCTTTTGTTGATAATTCTCCTGTGCTATGTAGTTCAGTACAAATAACTCTAGATTTTCCACTACCAGAACCACTACCTCTATTTTCTTTCTTTTTTTCTTCTATTATCTTACCTGAATTATCTGGTCCTGACCAATTATATTTATCTTTCCAAGAATTATCCGGGTTTGCTTTAGCATCGGCTTTTTCTTTAGAATATTTATCTGCTGCTACTTCTGCTTTTTTTCTAGCATCTTCTCTAGCTTGATTGCCTTTAGCACTTCTGTCATTTCTAGCTTCAAATCCACCAAATCCACCTTGACTAGTTCTATCTGCATAGTCTTTTTGTTCTTTGTCTGAAACACCTTCCATTAAACTTCTATTACCACCTTTAAATAAAGCTTCTTGATATTCTTTTGTTTTACCTAAATACTCTGTTGATAATTCTTTTCTTGTTTTAGAATTAAATTCTGGTAATGCATCTGAGTATAATTGTCTTATTTTATTTTTTGATTCTGCTGTTGTAGATACTCCGGAAATAATATTGTTTTTACCATCTGCAGATTTTGTTATTTTAAAACCTTCTTCTGGTTTATTAAGAATACCAAAATCAGCTAATCCGTTTAATTGCCCTAGTAAATTATTTTTATAATTTTTATTAAAAAGAAATCCTGCTACAGTACCTAAACCTGGAAGAATTTTATTAAAAATAACACCTATTGCAATAGCATCTAATTTAGCAGTTTGTAATTCTTTAGTTACATCAATATCAAATGCAGCTGTTGAATTAGTTATTTGTGTTCCCGGAGTTGTTCCTGCTGTTCCCATAATATATCCTGCAGTTCCACCTTCTGCATCAGGTATTACAACACTTTTATCTTGTAAATCATTTGTTGTACTTCCACCTATGGTTTGGGTGCTTTCTGTTGTAACAATATCACTTAATCTTTGAGGTCCTGTTTCACCTATTCCTGCCATAGTCTCATATGATGAATTGTTTATTGCATTTTTTAATTCTTCATGTCTAAGAAAACCTTTTAAAGAATTTTTATAAACATTTTCTCCTCGGGGTTGTATAGGTGGCTCATCGTCATTACGTTGTGGTATTAGTTGGCATACACCATTAACTAATCGATATCCTGAAGGGCATGGATTTACCACAGGTTGCTCTACCGGTGTTTCTGTAATAGGGTCAGGTACTGTTGTACCCGGTGCATTTTCAACTATTCCTGTACCTTGTGGTGGTAAATTAGATACTTGTGGAAGCATTGGTGCTTCTATTTGTTTTAACTGTCTT